GTATTTTGCTGAATATCTTAGGCAAAACCTCCGTAATGGATTATGTTAAAGAAAACCTCATTGTTTATTCATTGAGAAGCCGATTGGAATTTATCCAATCGTTTGGAGTTGAACCTGACATGTTTAAAGAATGGGTTAGCATGTTTTTGTTCAAGTTTGTAGTCGAACACACGGCGAAATTTGATTTCGCCACAATCGATTGTACGTTTGGTATGGTCGTAGCTAGGTTAATACCTGGTTATTCCGATCTTGATGATGAAGATGAAGAGCTTTCTCGACATGAGATTGATCCCTTTTATCTTCCTTATGATGATCTCGATGTGGACTATACCAGCAATACTGTCGATTGCAATGATGTTACGATACCGACTGACGAGGTTTATAATCTCGTGTCGAATGCCAGTTATATTCCCGAGGGTGTGTCGTGGGGTGATGTCACCGACACCTCATTCGAAGATCACATGGAAACTATTCAGGATATACCAACATTGAATGTTGAGAGTCCTAGTGTTTCACATGTTGAATTTATGACTGATGACGATGGTCTTATTCAAGATCATCGTTGGATTGATGCCAACGAGTCGATTGCGCCAGATATAACTGCTGATGCTGACTTGAGATTGTGTGGTCATGTTGAGTATTGTTCCGGGTCCATTGGTGTTTCAAAATGGAAACCCAAGGTTACTCAAGTCCGACCCGATCCGTCAGTTATTCAGAATGCCGTTGATGAATTGTTCCCAAACCATCACAGTGTCGATGATAAATTCTTCCAAGAGTGGGTGGAAACCCACGATATAGATCTTGAGGTTACCAATTGTGATCTTGATTTATCCGTCTTTAATGACTGGACTAAGGGATCTGATACTCGATTGATGCCGACACTGTCAGTGGGTGGTTTGTCTCATAGAGTTCCAACTCAGCGTGAAACGTTGTTAGCGGTGAAGAAACGCAACATGAACGTGCCTGAGTTGCAGAGTCAGTTTGATCATAACGATGTCTTAAACCGATGTGTTAATCGGTTCATGACACATGTCATTGATAAGACTAGGTTGTCTAAACTGTTACCGATATCTGGGGAGGAAGTGCATTACTTTAACCAGTATATCGAGAATAAGAATCCCCCTTTGTCTGAATATAAGGGTCCAATTCCATTGATTGCTCTTGATAAGTATATGCATATGATCAAGACGACATTGAAGCCTGTGGAAGATGATTCATTACACATAGAAAGACTCATTCCTGCTACCATAACTTATCATAAGAAGGGAGTTGTTATGATGACTTCACCTTATTTCTTATGTGCTATGGTTAGATTACTCCATGTGTTGAAGTCAAAGTTTACTGTGCCCACAGGAAAATACCACCAGATATTTCAAATGGATCCCACCAAACTCGAAGTGTCTAATTTCTTTAAAGAAATTGATTTCTCAAAGTTTGACAAGTCTCAAGGAAGGTTGCACCACGACGTTCAGTTTAAGTTATTCCTAATGTTAGGAATACCTGAACATTTTGTGACGACGTGGTTTAATGCCCATGAGGTGAGTCACATAAGAGATCGAGATTGTGGGGTGGGGTTTTCCGTTGATTATCAACGAAGAACTGGTGATGCATGCACATACTTAGGTAACACTTTGGTTACTCTAAGTGTCTTAAGTTATGTGTATGATTTGTCATCCCCGAACATTTTGTTCGTAGCAGCTAGTGGCGACGATAGCTTGATTGGATCGACGCAACCATTACCTCGAGATAAAGAGGACTTGTGTGTGTCCTTGTTTAATTTCGAGACGAAATTTCCACATAATCAACCATTTATATGTTCAAAATTTTTATTAGTGGTTGAATGTGATGACGGGTCTAAAGAAGTTTTGGCGGTTCCCAACCCGTTAAAATTATTGCAGAAACTTGGACCTAAGACTCTACAAGTCACAATGATTGATGATTATTATCAAAGTCTTTGTGATATTTTATGGGTGTTTGAGGATGCCGACATATGTCGAAGGGTTGCTGAATTGGCTGAGTTCAGGTGTTTTAAAGGTAGACGTCATTGTCTATTTCTTGAGTCAGCCTTATTGAGTTTACCAAGTTTAGTGGCAAACAGATTGAAATTTCTTAGAAGAACTATCAATTTAGAGAGTTCTAAAGCTTGTATAAGAAATGATGTTCATTCCAATCTTGTTGCTGCTCTTGAGCCCATGTGTGCTCGCGGACTTGATACCCCACCCAGAGATTCCGGGAAATTTGCCCGAAGAAAAGATTTCCAAGTCGATAAGGGAAACTCCAGAGACTATTCCTGGAGAGAGGAACCCTCGACCGGAGATAAAGTTAAAACCCCAAGAATCGGTGAAGGTATCCACCGACGTGGGAGGAGAGGCTCCAATGCAATTTCCCAGCGAAATCAAGTTGGAAGAAAAGAGTCCACCTGGAAAGGTGGTAACAAATTGCATTGATTGTGCCATACAACATCTTCCGGAGGTTGCTTTCTCCGTGAAGGTACCGAAGTTAAATATTGACTTCGAAGTGACAGATTTTCCTTCTTCAAGGTTAATCTTTGCCAAACTAGCTAGTAGGATTCGTGATTTGCCCTTTGTAAGATCATTGAGGATTCCCTCAGATCATCAAAGATTGCAATTACGATCTATCGGTGATGTTGAAGTACACATCCATATTCCAAAATTTGGTTGGAAACAAGTTTTGAAGATGTCTGATGTGATTTCCGGTTTTGAATTACCGAAGATTCCCACCATCGCTCCTAATGTGGAGTCTTGTGTTGGAGAATGTTTAACTCATTAACATGGCAGCTGAGCGCATCTATCTCAGTGGTTAATGATTGCTATTAATATCTAATGATATTAATAATGCCTCCAATTTGGAGATGC